CTGTGCTATCCACATAAACATATGTATCTTTTGACGCTGTGAATGTCCTACTCGTAACAGCAACAACTTCGATACGCTCGCCGTTGATACAAATTACCCCTGCTGTCATCGAAGCTATACGGTTAACGCCGTAGCTATCACCTGTCCATAAACAACCAGATATAACGAAGTCATAAAACACTTCGTTGCGGAAACCGACCATGCTTGTGTTGCTGTCCATCTCCGTGCCGTCAGCGAGGCCAGCAAAGTTAGCGTTTACTTTTGCGCTTTCGATCTTTGTGCTAGGTGTAAATGTGTACATTACGCATATTCCTTAACGATTATCTTGTGTTGATCACCTGTATCTTGCGACCAACCGTTGTTTTCTGGCTTTGCTTGTAGCTGAAAGGAATAATCACCAGGTGGGATCAGAGCGTTACCGTTCGTTCCCTCGAATATCCATTCAAAATCCAAGGGGATATGAGTGCTGACTGCGTTGACGTAAAACTGTTGTTCAGAACCATTAGCACTTCCTATCTGCATTCTGTAATACACTCTACCCACATTAGTTGTTTTATACCCGCTTGTGCGGACTGTTACCACCAATAATTTACCTCTTACAACTTTGACTACGCCGACAGCGTTCGTGAGGCTAGTCCACGTTGCGCTGGTTATAGCTTGTACGGCTCCTGCTTGATCGCAAGCAGTCGTAACCAGCATATTACTGTTATGATTGCCAATCCTGTTATACAAAGGATCAGCTCCGTACTGCACTACGCTTGTAACCGAAGTGCCGTCAGTTACCACTTTAGCCACTCGGAAATAATCAGTTGTCAAAGCCATGCCACTTGAAGCACCGTTAGATACTTCTGTGTAATAATAAGTGCCTTCATACAAATCAATATAAGTATCTCGGCTAGCAGTTAGTAGTTTATTCGTTGCTGCGACTTCCCAACGTTTGCCGTTATGATCAACGTACACGCCAGCAGATATCGCAGTTGTGAGCGTGCCAGAAGTGGCCGGGGCTAATCCTGATACGATATGCGCAAACATAGTGTCTTTGCGCATTTGATCTACGTTGACCGCCGTTTCAACATTCGTCCCATCGGCAAGGCCTTGGAAGTTAGAGTTTACCTTTGCGCTATCTATTATGGTGTTTGGTGAAAATGTGTACATTATGCAGCCTCGTAAGTGTAAATTCCTGTGATATAATCGCCATTTCCCCAGGCGAACGGTTGTGGTATTGATCCTGATATGTAAGCACTTCTGCCAGAAGCCGAGGTACTTGCATAAGATATTTCTACATAGCCCCCTGCGCTACCAGCAAGCTCAAACATACCAAGATAAGCTTGTGCGCCAGCGTCCTCAAAATAAGCTGTTCCTACCCCGCATTTTGTATGTGACACGGAAGCCACTGGGATTGAGAACCGAACCACGCCAGTACCGAAAGACGTGGTAGTACCAACCGTGATACTAAATCTACATATAACTATCTTGCCTATCCGCACATACTTGCAAGCGAAAGTACCATTGCCTATGGCTGGCGAGCCACCACCACTGGCACTGATAGTCGGAACCCATGTAGTCCATGCCCCGCCAGTACCGACAATAGCACTAAGAGCAGCATCTGCGTCTTGCAACTCAATAAAATTTGCATTGATCTTTGCACTCTCGATAACTGTGTTTGGGCTAAACGTATACATTATTCGGCCACCGCTGGATTATTCACTGTCTGACTCGCTTCCAAATTACGGTTAATATCTTCAATTCGTTTTGATACATCTGGGGGGGTAGTCGAACAAAAGATTGTGCATTTATTAGGTGATCGTTCAATACGCACAATCTGCAATACAGGGCTGCTCAAATCCTGTATATTGAAGTCCCAATAATCAACGTCCCATTCGGATATATCCCATAAAGTCGGGCCATAACCTTCTACGTTACGAATGCCGATCATCTGCCCCAACGTGATACTTTCAATATTCATACCACGTACAGGATCAAGGCTATTATCTAATACTGTCACACTTAAACGCAATTCAGGCGCACGATTTTCATCGAGGATTGAATTAGCTATTGCTGTTGCTGTTGCTGCTACGGTTACACGTTGATCTACATACCTATGAACTTTCGGGCCATACAGCTCAATACTGTCTGGGGCTGTGTAAACCCTGAACAATGGGGGATCGCCACCGCCTGTAAAGTAAATAATGTTTTTGATATCCTCGGTTCGCTTTTCAGGGCTGATCGTGATTATATCCTTACCCATTGTGAATTCGTAATCCGACACGTTCGCTTTCGGGTGGAAGTGTACCAAGTTGGTAGATTGGTCAATGTACAAGTACCAACCAGCCGGGGCTAGTTCTAGGCACTTCTTCATGCCTTCCCAGACCGTATTGGTGTTGAATGTATAGCTTACCACTGTGCCTGTATCTTCAATGCTGTCCACATCATAATTTACGACACCGCCCCTTGATACGTAGTCATCTAAGATAGCTCGTAAGATATCTGACGGATCGTAGCTGTTATATGCGACGGTAGTAGAACCAGTAGTTTGGTACACGTTGAACCAAAGATCAGCACCAGCTTGCAAGCTGTAATAGCTTTCGATATGCCCCATGATCTCTGGGTTTTTAGTGCCAATATACATCGCACCGTCTGCATATGGGTTGACTGAACTGTACCTGACTTGCAATGCTGTGTACGGCGGGTTGATCGGCGCAGGGTCTTCAGTCCACACCTCGAACCAATATGTTTCACCAGCTACAACATCGACTGGCGTTGCGAAGTTGAAAGAATACGTGTCTATCGCAGCCGGGGCTACTGTAACGCTCGTATAAGCTAGATAAGTCCCCTCATCACCAAGGCCGAAGTATTCTGTTGCAGCAGGAGTGCCTGATCGTAATATAAAGTAAGCCGTAACCGAAGTAGGGTTGGTAGATTGCAGTTGAAGCTCGATCCTGTTTATTGATCCAGTTGTCGCAGCCTCAAAAGATTGTGCAGCAGATATAATTGCGATTGTGTTGGTAAGCCCTGTGTTGTACGCCAGGTTACTTGAAGTTTGCGCTACATCTGTTAGCTCGCCACCTTGGATAATGAAGCTATCTAATTTCGCGCCAAAGCCCCACACATCTATTTCTACTTTTTCATCATCGTCAAATACAGGCGTGTAGCTAGATATGTACCCTGTGAAGCGTGGCGTACCGTTTACTTCGTCAGCGTCAATTGCGTATATGCGAACTATGTAATCAAAATCAACATCTATTCCCTCGCCGAAGTCGTCAGCCGGGCGAGCTAGCACTACTTTGACTGTTGAGCCAGCCGAGTTGATCTGTTCGCTTGTACCGTAATCGCTAACCACGTCATTCCAAACGCCAATATAGTTGTCTAGTTGATCGTAGACTTTATACAGGTATTCCTTCTGCGCTGCCATTACAAGTCCCTACGTTTATATTCCAATTTAAGCGTTAACGTTCTATGCACGCTAAAGCTGTTCTCCTGTGCTACGAACGCTGCGCCAGGCTCGAAATCTAGGAACACACCACTAAAGTCTGCTGCTGCACCGTTTACTTTGATTGTCTTGGCTGTGTTATCAATTACAAGCACATCGCCAATAGTCCAAACCCTCGTAACTTTAATGTATTTGCCGGTAGTCGGGTTGGTGATCTTGATATGATCCGATACGTTGGCTGTTGAAAAATTTGTAAGCGTAACGGTCAGGCGTGGGCTGGCCTTATAGCTACCCTGGATAACAGGCACGATTATTTCTGTTGAGCTTGCGGTAGTGATACCAACGGCGTTGGTCGCTGTCGTGTAGTTGGGATCTTCGCCGTAAGGTGTTGACGCTACAAAAGTGACGCTGAACTGCCCCCACGTTCCGCTTTGTTCTTCTGTCCAAGTAGTTTCGTCAGCAGTAGCAACATATTCCCGCATTGATCCTGCTTGCGGTATTTGCAGCAATGCTTCCCTTGCTTCGATATATCGGAAAAAGTTACTATACCGTTCCTCGAATTGCTCCCTGGAATTGCCCTTGATATTGCCCGATATGGTTATGACTTTGTTCTCGTAATTGGAATTGACTAGCTTTTGCCCATCAGACTTAGCCAAGCTTAACCGGTTGGTGTTACGTTTCGCTCGCTTGTGCGGATCAAGCCTGTTGATCTCAACACCAGCAAGACCTGTCAAATCTACGTGATCAAAGAATATACTATTCCACATTAGCCGATACTCCCTGCAAGGGTGGTTAACGCCTTGCCACTTAATTCTTGGTTCTTACTCATCTTAGCAAAGAAGTAATCCGCTGTTTGCTCGCTATCGATTGATATCGTGCCAATGTTGATAGTTGAGTTGGTGCTGCTAGGAACTTGCTGCTGCGAACCAACCATGCCTTGAGCCATTTGTGCTGACTGAACAGGGCTGACGTTGACTGGCGGAGTAGTTAAAGCTTGGAGCGAGTTTTGCACGGTTCCTATGGTGCTGTCTATACCTTCGACAAGACCAAGCCCCATGTTTTCACCTATGCCCATGAACGCCCTACTCGGCGAGCGTATGCCTAAGAACTTTTTGACTGCGCCAATAGCACTAGCTGCGATTTCCCTCATTATTTGCACAACTCTGCCGGCACTAGCTTGAATACCGTTTATAAGCCCTTGGATCATATTGTTACCTATGTTCGCCATGCTTGCAGGCGATAATATTTGCGCTAGAGTTCTACCAATATTCTGCGCTGCTTGCCCTATCCCGATTACGCTGTCTATAATCCCTTTAACGATTGACTTCATAAGCTGCAACGTAGCCATTACTAAAGCTGTTTGGAATGGTGCGCTTGTGAGCGCAGCGACAAGGTTCTTGATTATAAGCGGTATGGCGTTTATAAGGGCAGGTATGATAATCGGGATAGCATTCACAATTGCGATAAGCAGTTGTATAGCCCCAAGTATCAAAGCTTGAAGCGCAGTTGGGTTTGTAAGCCCATTGACCAAGGCATTTATGATAGTCGGCATGGCTTGAGCTATCGTGGTAATTATCTTTGGCAACGCCACTACAATGGCTAAGAATAGCTTAATGAAGCCGTCTATAAGTGAAGGTAATGCGCCGAGCAATACGTTGACCACTGAAGGGAACGCTGCGACAAGTGCGTTTAGGAGCGACGTTATAGTGTTTAGGAACATCGGCAATATGGTAGGTATAGCTGACGCTAACGCTGGCACAATAGCAGCGAGCAGCTGCCCGATCCCATCGACTATCTTCGGCAATATAGTAATTATTTGCGGTACGGCAATCTCAATAGTATTGAGTAAAGAGTCAATAAACGTACCAACGTCGCCCTGACCTGACATAAGATTATCGAAAGCCTTTTTGGTAGTGTTCAAGCTACCGGCTAACGTATCGTTTTCCTTAGCATAGTTGCCAGCGTACTTGGCCGTTTTCTCCATGAACATCTGTTGTGCTAGGCCAACTTTTTCTTGGATAGACATCTCCGCTGTTGTTTTGTTGATCCCCTTAGATAATGCGTACGCACCAATCGCCGTATCGTTCATCGCTACACCAAGGTTATCCATCATCGTGAAGTTACCTTTAGCCATACCAGATACAGCTTCAAGGGCTGCGGTTGTTTCAATACCCATGATCGAAGCAATATCAGAAGCACGTTGCATACTCTCGGCACTCATATTCATTGACTGCTCAACAGTGAACCCTGCGCCCTGGAATAGTGAACCCATTTTGTTAGCACCCTGTAAGAACTCTGCTTGGGATAATCCTGCACTTGAATAAGCGTCTTTGGCCTTAGCTTTTATAGTATCTGCATACTGACCGAATACCGCTTCTGCGCCACCAAGCTGTTGTTCTAGTTCCGCACCAGCCATCAGCATTTTAGTTGTTAACGCCCCGATTGCTACGCCACCAGCTACCATAGCTGCCCCGGCTACTTTAGCAAACGTGCCGAACGCACCAGCCATCTTGCCCCCAAAGCTATCAAGCTTCGCACTTGTGTTTGCACTTGCAGCGTCAAACTTACTTGTATCAAGCCCTAAATCATAATGGATTGAGCCAACGCTTGTACTCATTTCCTAATACCCTTCAATACTTTGGCCTGATCAATATACTTGTTAGCCCCTTGAGATTGATCCTCAAGCTTGCCAATTACTTCCCTGGCTTCTTTGCCAGCCATGCCAGCTGATACTTCGAGAATGCCGTTGAGCCTTTCACTAGCTTCTATCCTATACATCGAATTGACAAGACTAAAAAATGACACCGCAAACTCGTTCATGGTCTGGCTCAGCGTATAGCCGTAAAACCTTATGAACTGCGGTACGATCATTAGCCAATCCTCTCGGCTTTTGGGTCTGTGCCAAATTGCACCCCCTGATCTTTAAGCTCCTTGCTCTCGCTTGGCGTAACTTGCTCCATGATCTGCGTAATAATATCTATGTTGGTTTGCATATCAAGGCTAACGCCTTTTAGTTCCGGAATAAGCTCGCCGAATACATATTCCAAATCCTTTTCAGCAGTATTGATATCGTCAATCGTGTAATCGTTAGAGTTCTTGAATATGTTGCCAAGCTTGCTAAGTATAAAGATATGAGATAGCTTTGGTGGCTTGCACATGGTCTTTTGCCCTTTAAGTTCGATCTCGAACTCCTTTGGTTGCAGGTCTGATATATTAAGTGCCATGATAACTCCTAACTGATTAAAGTTGTATTCCTATACGTTAATTGTACAGTAAGTTTGTAAATCTTGTTATATTCTAAATCCCTACTGACTTCTTCTATATCCCCGATAACCAGCATCGTATAGACAAAAGCGTTCGCCTGATCTGTTGAGTGCATTCTGTGAATGAACCGCTTAATGTTTTCTAATAGGTTGATAGCATTCTGTGATGACGTATTAGAAGCATAAATGTTCAATGCGCTCTCCTCAATTGGCACGTAGTTGTTCATCGTACCACCGATACGTTCCACCCATAGGCCGTTAGTGTTTTCTGGCAGTTGCCCTACGAATATGTCTGTGTTCAGCGTGCCAAACCCAGCATTGGCTAGGTAAACTGCTAAGTTGTATCCGATATCCATTATATTTTGCTCCCCATTCTGCTGGCGTGCTTTTTAAGTGTCGTTCTCAATTTTGTTGTGTTCTTATCCCCTGCGTTTTTCAGGTAGTGCTTACCTGTGCCACTCGTGCTGTAATTGCGTACTGTCCGGCTGCTATTCCCCCCGAATTCTTGAAAGCGAGCGTACTCAGTAAAAAAGCTTACCCTATGCAGCATAAGCTTGCGCTGTGTTGTATCACTATTGCGCCTAAGCTGACCGTCTTTGAATGGCGCACGATTGCGAGCGTCTATTAAAGTGTCTTTGGCAGCTTCGCCAATAGCTTGATCGAGTAACAATTTAGCTTTTACGCTGAACTGTGGCAACTTGTCTTTAACTTTCACCTTACTCATGATATGACTCCGTACTTGAGAAGCTCGACTTTGATAAATTGAACGGCTTGTTCTCGCAATCGGCGTGCTTTGATTACTCGCTCGACACGAAAGAACTCGCCCTCAAATTTGATAATGTCTTTGCGATCAACACCGCTATCAGGCTCGAACCAAGCCATAGCGTCTGAATTGATCTGTTCGTTATTATCCGTCACTTGTTCAGTGATATAGCGGAAGTGGCAAGGCAACGCCGTTTCAGTAGAAGCTGTGTAATCGCCATAAGCGTTCCTGGTCTTTGTGACCTGGTAGGCTGTATGTATCATTGGTGGTTTCACGTTATACCCCTGGGAATAAGTATCTTAGCTTGTCGAGTGCGTTCTTGGTCTGGCTGTCCGAGAATTCTACGCTGTACCCTTCAATGCTTTCACGTTTCACGTTGTCAGTGTTGCTTAGTTCGTTTTCACAAGCAGCGAGCAAAGCGTCTTTTATGATCGCTGTCATGTTGGTATCGGCGTAAGTGGAAAACTTAGCTGTCAAAGCTACGTTGTTTATGCCCCGGCTGAACTTGCCGTTTCGATATCGCAGCATAGTCTTTACAGTGTAGTTTACAGGCTCGGTAGTGTAATCGCTGTTATCGAACGTATATTCCTCATCACTATCATCATCAACGTATTTAAGGGCTGTTATATCCGTGCAAGGATCAATAGACAAGTGCTGCACGCCACCATCGTAATAGCGTGTACTTGCATTTGCAGCCTCAACGCTGCTTCCGATTAGCCTTTCTACGTACGCCTGATTTGCTGCGTTTATTATTGCGAAGTCGCTCGCTTCTCCGCTCGTTAAACTCCTTCCAATTCTCGCCTCTAATTCGCTCTGTGCGATCAATGCCATTTGCCATCTCTCCTACTCTTAATATAGCCCTGTGCAGATAATTTCTTAACATAAGCTAATTGTAGCACACTAAACGAAAAACAAGCCCCGATATACATCGTGCGACTTGTTATTTCGTAGTAACTTATCCGATTAGGATATGTTGACTGGCCCGACTCGACCAAGCAAGCGACCATCAGTTGCGTTTCGGCTTTCATCAACTAACGCTGTGAACGTTACTTCGTAAACTGATTGTTCATCAATCTTGTACGAGAACGATACGTTATCAGAAGATACGACCTTAAACAATGTGATTGTTCGTTGGTTATCAGAGTTTTTAGCTTGCGGAGTTATCACTAATTCTAATGCGTCATCACGTAAGCTATATCCAGCTTTGTTACCAAAGTGAAGGTGATCATCGGCTGAACCGAGATCGTAATCACTTTCGGGTAGTGCGTAAGCTAGAACTCCAGGTGTGATCTCTGCGAGTTTGAGCTTTACAGTTGCCTTTTGACCAGCAAGTACGTAATCTACCGGGGTATTTCCGTAAATGTCAGTTTTGACTTCTGTGAACTCTCGCTCGATTTCAATCTCTACACCGTCAACAGTGTGACCGAGGTCAACACCGCCAAGAGTAATCCGGCTTCCAGCAGCTACATATAGGTTGCTAAGATTAGCCATTCTTTACTCCGTTCTATTAGCTTACAGTACCAGTACCGATGATAGTGAACGCACCGTTGAAGCGAGTCTGCGGTACTGCCCGAAGGGTAGCACGCATAGCCCAGCTGTCTTGGGTGATAAGGTTGATATCCGTACCACCAGCGTCTTTAACAACACCAGAGTCGAAAACCTTAGTTTCAAGTAGACGCTTGACGTGAACTTTAATTCTGCTCAAGTCACCGTAAACTGCGAATGCTTTGTTAGCACTGATAGCACCAACTTCTGGCATTACGTCTACGAGTTCTACTGGAACACCATCAATATTTGGAGTTACTGACTGGCCAACGCCACCGAATAGGTAAGCACCAGTTCCAGCACCTTCACGTGACTGACGTAGTTGGTTCCATACAGTTGGGTGCATGAAGTAACGACCATTTCGGCGTGCGCTTGAAGCTACCTTGTAGCGTGCATTCATAGCGTCATTAGCGTCAAAGTCAGTTACAGCAGAACCAACAGTTTGGGTCTTGTAAGCGTCAGCAAGTGATGGAGTTAGCAGACCATATGTAGCGTCAGTGAATACCAACTGATCGAACAGTAAAGCTCGTGCGCGAGCAATTTCAGTGGCAGCGTCAGCGAACATATCGATTGCACTATCTTCTACGATTTCGCTAGTCATTACGAGTGTAGTGATGTACTTTTCAAGTGCAACGGTTTCTGCTTTGTAGGTTAGCTTCTGTGCGTTCTGCGCAGTAGCTTCACCTGTCTTAGTGAACTGAATGGTGTTAGTACCACCAAGCATAGTCACACTATCTCGGTCAGTTCGGCGAACGTCAGCGAGGCGAGCAACTACACCGTATTCATCGGTGAGTCGTTCAACTTCAGCCATAAACTCTGGGTCTGGTACTAGTGAACCACCGTCAGCAGCAGTTGTTACGTTCTGATAGTTAGCTTTGTTTACATCAGCCCAAGCTTTACTTGCGTAAGCGTTGTATTCGGCCATTGCAGCACCATCGTTGTTTACGTAAGCCTTAACAGCTTTTGCAAACCGAACTTCTTTTGGAAGACTGTCAATGCCAGTCTTGAGAGCTTTTGTCTTTTCGCTATCTTCGTGAATAGCTTTCTTTTCTACCTTCTCTGCCTTTTCAGACATGATATCAGCAACCTTTTGGGCTACTTCATCGGCAGAAGGAATAGAAATTGACTCGGCAGCTTTCTTAGCAACAGCTTCGACTACCTGATCGTCAATCTCAATCTTTTGTGTATCATTCATTAGATACTCCTTTTTTTACGACCTTTATTACTTTTTCCACTTGGTGATCGACCACCTGCGCTTGGCGCAGCACTACGTGGAGGGTTTTTAGCCTATCCTCTGGGGTTTCATCATCAGGTGTGACTGTGACTACTTCCTTTAAGGTGGCAACCAACGTTTCCAGCGTGTCGATATCCTTATTTAACTGCGATACCCCAGCTTCTTTTTCCAACATCTTGCGAGCGTACATATTGCCGAGTGATCGCAACTCTGCTTGCTGCGCGCCGGACAATGCTTTGCTTGCAACCAATGCCTCCTGATTAGCCGGTACTGATACAACACTAAATTCTTTCATGTTCATTTTGGCAATGGTGATACCGTCATCAGCCCATTCCTTGACTACACCGCCGATAGATACGGCGTTTAGGTAGCCGTCAATAATGTATTCGTACACTTTCCGGGCGAAGTCATCTTTCAAGTAGAACTTGGCGCGAGCCATAAGTTTACCGCCTTCTTTCCAAACCTTAGTAGCTTTGGCGATTGGCAGATTAAATCCGTCATGCCCCCATAATACAACCGGGTTTTTCTTGAAGTCTGCTACATCTATTCCGTCTATATTGATACGTTCGCCATGTGCGTCAATAGCGTTTGTAGATACCACAAACTCTACCTCACCTTCCGACAATCTACTGGCTTTCTCGATATAACCGTCAGCCTTAATGTTCATGTTCTAATTACCCTCCTTATAAAAAAATGCGCAAGAAACTTAGCCCTTGGTGGACTGAGCGTCTTGCGCTTCTGTACTCTTTATATCATACGTGTAGTTGCTCTGCAAGGTATTTTGGTAAATATGATACTCGAATACCTTATAGCACTTGGGGCATTTGACCGCTGCGACCATAACGGTAGCTTTTGCGATCAGCTTGTTACACCCCTTGCAACGTACGTCTATCATTATTTTATCGCTGCCAACTCTGCATCTTCCGCAGCGTCTATTTGCCTTTGGCCCATCGTGCTAGCCTGAGTATTCGCGTCTGAGTATCCCCATACAGCACTAGGTACTACTGAGAAGTCAGACTGGACCATAATCTGTGAAGGTTGGCCTTCATCCCATAGGTCGAGTCCAGCTACCTTGTTGCCCGTGCCAGCGTCATACAAATCGTCAATGAAGAAGTACGCACCAGCGGTAGCAGTAACGCCCGTTATTCTAACGATTGCGTAACGGGCTACTGAGCCTGAGTAGTAGGCGGAGATGTTGAATGGTAGCCACGCTAACGTAGTAGTCGGGAATGTATATGTTGCATCGGGGGTGGCAGTAAGGAGCGTACCTGGTAAGAATAACTCTACCTTGAGTGTACCGCTTGAAAAAGTCGCATTGCGGTAAACATACCCGAACACACCGACTTGTGAAGTAGGATTGGCAGGTATCTTGAATATCCAGCTTGAGCCAGTGGTATTGTTTTCAGGTTTGCTTACTAGACTAAGAGAACCTGCTGTACGAACCGTGGTATCCGTTAAACCTGACCCAGCACTCCACCATGACCCATAGTTGGTGTACCAACGGTGTTTTAAGGTATTGGTGTCCATATTTTGAAACTTAGCAATACTTGTATCAAGCTGGTTGAGATAGTTTGAGTGAAGTGTCGCTGACCCAAATGAGCAGGTATTAAAGTAATTCTGGTTCAGTGTGCCTGTAACCGCAA